ACTATACATACAAATATTTAACAATAAAATTTAAAATATGGAATACCGTTACAATTACAACTTCCTTCTTCAATGGATGGAAGTTAATCAAAAGACAAAGAAAGATGTTCTAAGGGCATTAGGTACAAAAGACTACGGAAGTGTAAAAAAATGGATGGAAGGAAGTATTCCTATGCACGTTGAAGCAATTTTACGTTTATGTAATACATTTAGCATTCCAATAGGAGCATTTTTTTACGACGAAGAAAAAATTAAAGAGATGCCTAATGCTGATATTATATTATCAAATCTCCAGCCAAACAAAACAGGAGTAGAAGGAGAAAAGTATAAAAGCAAGGGAAATATATCAAGTGAGACTATTATAGAGAAAAGAACAAGTATAATACCTCCTTTTGTTGATACAGTTTGCATTAATAACACAAATGAAAATGCTACGAACACAGAACTTATCAAAAAGAATCCTGAAATTCTGGAGTCTCAAAAAGATAACGAGAAAGACCAACAAGCGTCTCAAGAATGCGAAAATAAAATCACAAAAATCCAACTTCTATACGAACGCCAATTGAAGGAAAACGAGAGAAAGCATAAGGAGGAAGAAAATAGAATTAGACAAGAATGTCAAATAAGATTTGATGCAGAAAAGAAACGTCTAATGGACATTATCGAACGACTAACTGAAAAAATTTCTCTCATTTAAGTTTTATAAGACTATAAATCGCACATTTATAACACAAGTAATGATATATAAATAAAAACCTCCGTTATCCATCACGGACTACGGAGGCGATTCACATAAACAAAATAAATATTATGTAGTAAACAAGAGTCCTTTTTATTCGTATCGACCATTTTTTGAGTAACGTGACATAAACTGACGACCGTCAGCAGCGGCATCAGTCAGTCCGCCACGTCCAAATTTATTGACATGTGCCTTAATACCGTTCTTCTGAAGTTCAGAAAGAACAGAGGAAAGCTGGGCTATTGTTGCTCCTAACTCCATTATTTGTGCTTGCTGACCCACCGAATCAGCAACAGTGAACTGTGCAACATTGCCACTATCATAAGCCCTATAACTCATACCGCTTCGGTTCTTGTCAAAGCGAACAATCTCTGAAATCAAATCAGGACGAGCCATCATCAATGCTGCTGTAGTCTCACGTCCGATAACCATTTCTGGGCCACGTTCAGCAACCAATGCTGGCTGACCATTAATAAGCGTGGTAATAGGGTCTTTAATCAATCCCGTCGATAGTTCACCTGCTTCTGTAGCCGCATACACATGTCCGTCATTACCCACTACAGGATAAGTTTTACCATCATTGAAACCTCGGAAGGCTTGAACATTACCCGCATCATAAGTCAACATGCCGCTAACAAGTTTAGTATTCGTAGAAGTATCAGAAGATTTGTCACCACCACCAAACAGTGAAGACACCTTACCCATAGCAGCCGAAAGCAAACCATTCAGCAATGCTGTAATAACCGCAACGAGAGGGATACCCCACGGACCAAGCTTACCAATAATATCAGCCGCACCAGCAGCAATACCCATTGAAGTTTTAGCCTGCGTTTCAGAAGATTTAGTTTGAACACTTTCTGATGCCTGCGTCTTCTGAGTTTGGATAGCCGTCTGAGCAGTTTTATCCAACGACTGTTGTATCGTCTGCCCAGAAGCCTCTGTTAAGGTTTGCTTTGCCGTCTCAGCCTCCTTACTTACCTCAAGAGTTTCTTTTCCACTCTGTTCCTCAAGTTTCTTTTCTTGTTTCTTCTGCTTTTTCTTTGTACGGAAAATTGAAGAAAAACCACTCTTAATAGACTTTAGTAAAGACTTTTCTCCCTTCTGTTTTGCCTTGCGTTCTTTCTTTACTCCGTCAGTTTCAATAGAGACCTCTTTTTTCTTATTCTTTTTCTTTAAGCCAAAGATTTGCTGTGCAAACTCTTTGAAAGACATCTTACGAATCTTCTGACCGCCTTTATCTATAGCGGAAAATTTCCCCTGCTTAGACATTTCAATAGCTTCCTGTTCCTTCGCAGAAGCAGCCATCTGTGTACTAACAAGACGATCATTTATCAACTGGAACATACGACGCTTGATAGTTTCTTGCATCATGTTTACGGTCAATTTCAAGAAACTATTAATCATACCGCCAACAGCCTGCTTAACAGTCTTTTCAGAAGACACCAAAGACTCTCCTAACTCGGTACCAAAAGACTCGATAGGCGCAAACAAGCCATAGAGCTCGTCCATACGGTTCTTCATTTGTAGAACCAACGATTTTGTATATTCTATACTTGCCTCTTGCGCACGTTTCTCAGCCGAAGCAAGTACCGCTTCATCAGCATGAGCAGCTTTTAGGTATTCGTAATAAGCCTGTGCGGCTTGCATCTTCACCTTATAGAGTTCAACCTCTGGGTCAGCACCAAACGACTGTAATACTTCCCAATTACCATATACACCATGATTTTCGGTAGTATTATCACCTTCATCTCGTCTCCGTTCAGCATCAGAGGTAAACTGCCAGATACCCTCCTTCTGCTGATTCAGTCGAACTTCTTCTGCATCAAAGGAAACCTTTTCGTCTGTATGGTTCCAACGGAAAGTTAAAAGTTTCTCTTGTCTGTCAGCAGCTTTTTTCAAAGCTTCAGTATAATCATCATTATACTTTATCAACGTATCATAGAAAAGACGAATACCATCAGAAGCCTTACCACCGACTTTTGCCCCTTCAGAGAGCGTATCAAAGAGAACACCAAGGTCAACAGCGGCAGATGAGCGTTCATCTTCAGAACCAAACAACATATCAAGCAATGACTGTCGTCCATCCATACTGTCAATATTCAACATTTGTAATGCGTCAAAATTCGCTCGTGAGTTCTCGAAGATTGATTGAATGGAAGCATTACGAGTACGGATTACATCTTGTGCATTCTCACCACCACTCAAGACCGCCTGACTATGCAAAGCATCGAAAGGAGAGAAACCTAACTGCTCAAAAGTGTTTAAGTAATCATTATCAACCTTACCAGTATAATCGTCCTCCAAAATTTTCTGTCGACGAGCCTGCTCAACCTTATTAGCTGACTTAGCGTTAGCCTGTTCATTTTTTGAAGCATTATGCCAAACTTGATCTAACAATGAAGTACCAGGACGTTTCAAATCTTTCGATAGTTGTGTTATGCGTCCACGAAGTGCACCAATGTTCACCTCGCCAATACGTTCAAGCAAGACTTTACTCTCATTATAACCATTTGCATCATCCTGCTCAATCAGATCAGAATCCATTGTCTTTTTAAAAGCATTCCAATCATTCTTGACATCAGCAATACTCTTTCGTGCATTCGACAAAGCGATATTCATACGTGCCTTGATACCAGCCTCTAATTGGTCACGCAAAGTTTCTTCCATATCAGTAGCCGAGGCAACCTTGTACAAAGCTGTTATTTGTCGGTCATAATAATTCTTCACGTTGTCAATAATAGCCTTAACATCTTCTTCCGCATCCTTCAACTCGTAACGTTTTGCCTGACGAGCTTCTCGCTCAGCCTTTTTTCTCCGTGCATTCTCCTCCCTTGCAGCTTTCCTTGCTGCAAGGATGGCAGCTTTATCAGGAGCATCTAAATCCAGACTACCATTATTATCAGGTGTATCCTCAGCTTTTACGCCTGTAGCGGCATCAATTTTATCACGCAAAACTCCTTCTACATTGGCTACATCTTTAGAACGCCCCTTATTACTATACGCTTGTGTGGCATATTTTATAGCCTTTACAAACTGTTCACCGCGCAATTTGTATTGTAAGAAAGCATAGTATTCACCAGATATTTTTGATTGGCTCCTACCAGAAGAGTCAACAGACATCGTTGATGCACCAGAACGAAAACGATACAATTCTTCAATAGCAGAAGAATCTAAACCAAAACGTTTACCCAAAGACATCGCCAAGGAATGAAGTGATACTCCCTTTCTGCCTGCATCCTCTACTATATGACGCAAATCAGCACCGCGTGTTTTTAATTTGTTATCTTTAGCAAAAGTGTCATAATTAATCAAATGGTTAACCTCATATTGTGCATACGGATCATAATGACTCTTACGATATTTATCAATACCCTCCTGTACAGCTTTCTCCTTAAGTTGGTCGACAACTTTCTTATAAGCCTTAGCAAGGTCTTCCGCCGTAGACTTCTCTGTAAGCATATAGCCCAAATACGTACCATATTTAGAGTTAAACTCTTTTATAAGGTCAGCACGGGCTTTTGTTCCAACATTTGTCTTATCAAGTTTATCTTTTAAAGCATCCAAAGCAGACTTTTCAACCATAAAAGAAGATACCGTGTTTTTCACCTGTGTGTCTAATTCGCTCACAGCAGAAGTAGCATCTTTTGTCTTACTTGTAAATTCGTAGATGTAATAAATAAGTGAAACTATAGCTGCTATCACAAGTCCAAAGACATTAGAATATAAAGCTTTGTTCAATCCTTCCTGCGCAATCTTTGCTTCTGTAGCCGCTACAGCTTCCTCTCTATCAGCAGCAGCACGGAAACGCTGGGCTATAGCAGATGCCATTATAGCATCCTTCATAGACCTAAAACTTTCAACAATCGTTAAGACGGCAAAAGAGACACCTTTAAATAAAAAGAAAGTAACAAGAGCAGGAAGTAAAGTTAGAATAGTCTTTACAGTACCCGCCAGCATCGTTAAAAAGAAACTTATGTTATGAGTAACGATAGACGACTCTGTCAATGATTTAGAAAAATCATACCATGCTTGCGCCATGTCCTTAACAGCACTTACGCCTTTAGGATTGACAAATGATTTCTCCCACATATTATTAGCTCTTTCAAGAATAGCTTGCGCACTCTCCTGCTGCATTTCATATTCTTGAGTCGCCGCTGTTCCTTCTCGGAATGCCACCTTAGCTGTTTCAAGATGTTCTTTTAGCATATCTACATTCTTCGCCATAGTAACCATAACGTTACCAAGACGAGAACCGTTACCGCCAATCTTTTCAAAGGTATCTTGCAAGGCATTCATATTGCCCTTAGCTTTCATCTTCTCAAGAATAAGAACCACCGCATCCATCGTGCGTCCAGCTGTGAACAGTCTATTGATAGTACCTGGTTCGATATTCAAGACCTTTTCTATTAGGTTGTGATTCTTCTGTAAAGCAACAAACAACTTTGTAAAGGCTGTAGAAGCCACCTCAGGCATCAGCTGCATAGAATCAGAAGCTGAACCCAAAGCAAGCAATTGGTCGGTTGTAATACCCGCAACGCGAGCCGTACCGACAAGACGCTTAGAAAACTCAACAATATTATTAGAAGATGATGTGGTCGTTGATGACAACTTGAAAAGAGCAGAACCAATCTTTAACATTGACTTTTCTACGCCAAACTTAGGAATAAGTCCCATCGTTTCAGTCATCTTAGCAAGAGCGGTCAAAGACTCTGGTCCCATATCTTCAGACAAAGCAACCTTCACCTGATTGGCAGCCTTTACGAAATTTTCCAAACCTTCTACACCATACTTACCCATGCCAAGTTTACTACCCACATAGGCATCCTGTGCCAAAGACTGAATAGTAGAGCGCGTATCAAGTTTAGAAAGATTTACAGCTAACTTATTTACCTCCGCCGTAGTCAAGCCACTAACCTTACGAATATCATTCAACTGATCAGAGAACTTTAAGTTATCACTAATAACACCTTGTAATTTTGAACGAATTAAATTAAACGCACCAAAAACACCAATATAAGCCGTTATGTTTTTAACAGCATTCTTCCACAGGCTATTATGCGTCCGTACAGAACCGTTATTCTTGTCTATCTGATTTTTTATAGCAGCTATGTTCTTCTGCATCTGTTTGAGTTTCGGATTATTGCCCGCCATCTCATTCAACTCACGCTTAGCGGCACCGAGAGCTCGTTTTAAATCACGCGTAGAAGTGCCAGCAAGGTTCTTCATAACCTCGTCAACACGTTTTGTTGCAGAAATATTATGCGCAATAGCATTATTATAGGCATTAAATTCCTTTTCAGCCATTTTAAAAGCTTTAGAATTTTGTTGTCCAGTCTGTGCTAACTGCTGCATTTGATTGTAACACTGCTTAGCCTTACTCTTTAGCTCGTCCATCACCTTTTTTGCGGTGGTAGCATTCGCTGTAATTACTACTTGTGCTTGTTTCGTACTTGCCATATCTACACGTTAACTATGATTTCAGAACAAAAGTAAACATCTTTAGAAAAGAAGGTGGGACAAAAGGATGTCCCACGACAAAGAAAAACATTGAGTATTTTTGCGTTATAACATTAAAACAACATTATGCCACAGCCAATTTCAAATCCGATATTCCCGCTCAATAAAGTAATAAGAGACTTTATGGAGCAAACAAACATGCAAATTAAAGCCAACCTTATCACACAGAAGGTTTGGCCTACAGAAATCTATCCAGGCTACAAAATTAAGAATGAAGCAAACAAACGAGACGGACTACCCCACTCTACAGGTGACGGTTCAAGGTCGTTTCAGTCAAGATTAGTAAGAGCAGACCAAGCAGGAAATGTTACACTGGTATTCAATTACAACGACTATATGCGATATGTAGATATTGGTGTCGGCGGAAAGCGAAAGGCTGAGAATGTAGAGAGGAGTAAGAATGCACGATTTCGCAACAGATATATCGCTATATGGGACCCGACAGGCGGACAAACACACCGTCCAGCAATCATGATGGAGTACCGCCACCTACAGGAGCGAATCAGAGACTATCTCGTAGACTTCTATGGATATGAAGGACAGGTTTCAATACTTGGCACCTTCACAGACGCAACCATTAATCTATGGTAAAAAGAAAACGAAATCGCAACCATCTTCACAGACAGTTGCGATTAAATTCTAAGTATATTCACACTTAATATAGAAAGAACTGAAAATTCGCCTTATCACTTACCTTTTAATCTATCAATTTCTTTTTTCTCAGCTACCAGACGTTCACGTTCTGCTTTTTCCTCCTTGCAATACTCATCAAAGTCAGCTGCTTCACGAGCAAGCGTTTGTTTCTTTGTATTCAGCATAAACGTAAAAGCCGCGCTTTCTATCAGCTGCATATCCTTATTATTATCGCAAGGAACGTCAACACCGATATACCAGTTTCGTTTCCATTCAAAAAAGATGGGTGTAGTACCACACTCTGCTGCCACAGTAGTATTACCGCCTGTCAGGATGTCAAGCAGCGAAGAAATACTCATAATAGGCAGAGCCATACGCTGACGCTCAGCAGTAACCGCACGAGATGCAACCTTTACAGAAGGACGAACCGCACGAAGATGCACCCGACTATCCTTTCGCAGTTGACGAGATTGAACTAAGTCAGGCGCAGGCATATCTGAGATGCGAAGATAAGAAATAAAATTACGGTCCTTCATTCGTTTTGTTATTTCTTCTCGAAGCGCATCCTCCGTCATCTTATCAGCATCAGTAATGTTAGCTGTCTGCGCCCAAGTAGCCAAAGAATATCTATCACGAACATCTGCCCAAGACAACAATTTAGAACAGTCATACAAACAATCTGGATCATCTTTCGGCAACTCGTTCTTTTTGACAACGACCACACCCGAGTCCAGTTTTACATTAGGCTCATAGCATAACTCATCATCAATCTTAGTTGCTACACGAAACACCGCAGGATTAGGTTCCTTCTCAAAGATAAGAAAAGCTACACCACCAGCAAACGCATCGTTAGAAGAATGGTAAGCCACAGCCCCCATTCGCTTTGCATAAGCATCTGCTCGACGAATAGCAAGGATAGCCAGAGAATTAAACTTGCGAAGTCGCTTTCCCGTTTCAGAAAGCGCAGGTAGTTTGTAGTAATACTTCATTATCTTATTATTTTGTCGACAAAGTTAAATAAAAACATTAAATTCACAAAACATATTGATTAAAAATTATACCTTTGCTTTAATTAATTAAACAAAACATTCAATAATATGAAAAAAGACAATAACGAAGAAGAAAAAAGTAGCGGTGTTTCACTTGAAGATTACGTTATCCCAGACAAAATTAATGCTTTCATTCAACACTATAAACCAGCTAAAGATGAAAGCACTTGCGACGAGGTTTATACAGATGCTAAACTACGCCAGTTCTTCAAAGCATGGCCTTGTACATTAGGCGACCCATTGTCGATTTACGCAAGCATACTAAGGGAGAGCGGATTTATAATGAAAGTAAGCCTATCAGGAGAACCAGCTTACTTCGTTTGTCTAAAAGAAAATTAAGGACATCCTGTAAAAGTTCTATAGTACTATGAAATTAGGAGGATTAAAGTGTTGAAGTGTTCCTAAAAAGAAGTATCTTTGTACTATGATAGAGTCACTTAGAGTAGGTTTATAGAGATTTTGTTACATATAAACTCAATATTAGTAATGTTAGAAAACCAAGAAAAGAGCATCGTACAATGTGCAGCAGCTTTAGCTTGTCAGCTACATAGAGGAAAGGTGGATAAAGCTGGAGTTGATTACTTCACAGGTCATCTTACAACTGTTGCCAAAATGGGAAGTACTTGGCAAGAGCAGGTTGTTGGTTATCTGCACGATGCAAGTGAAGATACTCCGAATTCTGTTGAGCAAGTGCTTAACTTGTTAGATGAGAAATTAGAAATTCCACTATCAGATACTGATAGGGAAGAGTTAGCTGTAGCCTTACGATTGCTTAATCATCACCTTGCGCCTGATAGGGAAACATATATTCAACGTATTAAAAGCAATGCTCTTGCAAAAGCAGTAAAGATGCACGACCTTACTCACAATATGGATCTTTCTCGTCTTACTAATCCAGTAG